CAAATGGCCAAAGCTCAACCAGCACCAGGAGTTCCAGTAGCCCCCACACAACGACGCTTAGGCCTCTCATTCAACCCAGGACTCATGCGCTCAGACATCACGTTCTTTGCTGACATGAGTGACCAAACAGCCCAGACTGCCACAGGTTCACTCAACACCCTAGCGATGTGGCAACCAATCACCACCACACGAGCCTATGCCGCCATCGTAAAAGGCACAGAGTTCTTTCAACTCCTCCAGGCAGGACACCGTGTTGATACTCGGTTCAAGCTGCGCTGGCTGGAGTTCACACTCCCCGACGGCAAAACAACCACCCCCACCACAGCCATGCGCATCACATGGAACAATAATGTGTACCTCATTAAGTCCGTTGATGACCCTGATGACCTCCACATTGAACTACAGATCGACGGTGAGATGGTTGGCAAGGAGACTGACATACTATGAGTGACCCAGTCAGCGGATTCACATTTACTCTAGTCAGCAGGATCAACTACATCGCCAGGATGGCCGAGATCGTCGCAGGCCTTGAGCTCTTCGCGGAAGCAGCAACAGGCGCGACCGCAGACGAGCTCGTAGTTCTCATTCAAAAGTACATGCCAGAGTGGACCGGCGACTTAAAAGCATCGGTCACAAAGCAGCAGCTCTCAGTAGAACCCCCCGTCTGGGCTGTAGGTCCTACAGCCGAGTACGCACCATACGTCGAGTACGGCACAGGCCCACACGTTCCCAACGTGGATAACCTAACCGAGTGGGCGAACGATCACGGCTGGGACCCTTCCGAGATAATCTCACACATTGCCGCAAACGGAACAGCAGCGCACCCATTCATGCAGCCTGCGATTGAAGAGGCGAAAGGCATGGGCGCTGATATGTTCTTTGACACGGTAAGCTTCGGACTCGTATCAGGCGCAGGAGCAATCTGATGGTTCTTAAACCCTACATAACCAAGCGCACCGCAGAAGCCCCACTCCGCAGAGCTTTGTTTGCACGATTGCAGCCAGCTCTAGCCCCTATACCAATCTACAACGGCAACGCCAATCCGGACCAACCGTACCCCTATGCGATTATAGGTGAGCCCACCGACGGCCCCGACATCAGCACCAAGACTAGTGAGGCTGACAACCGCGTTATTATGTTTCACTGTTACACAGAAGAGGACGGCTATGACCAAGTATCGGCGATGAAAGACGCGATGCTCGCTGCGTTTAAAGAGCCCCTGGTGCTGGACGACCCAACGTGGAACCTTTACTCAATCGAATTATTAGGTGGTGGCCGTACACTCAGGATAGACCCACCCACAGGACCCCGCTACGCGCATGCGGCCTTCTCTATGCGCTTCAAAGTTGAAAGCAAGTTAACCTAGCGACAGCCCCCCAAACAAGAGACAAGAACATGACCACAGGACAAATTTTAGGTACAAGTATCCTGCTCCAGGTGGACACGAACCCATCTGGATCAGCGAACTATGTCAACGTCGGCCTGCAGAAGAGCGCCACGCTCAGTATGAACACGACGACCGAGGATGTGAGCAACAAGGACTCCCTGCTCTGGAAGGAATACCTGCCAGGCTACAAGGACTGGTCCATTGATTGCGATGCCCTCCTGACAGAGACAGACACCGGCATGACCCAACTTGAGAACCAGTGGCTTGCTGGAGCAAAAGTTCGGGCTATAATCAAGACCCCTGCGAACGCTGCACACTGGAGTGGCACGACCATTATCAAGTCGCTCAAGTACACAGCCGGAGACGGTACGGTGTACACCAGCGCAGTGAGCTTGACCGGCAGCGGAGCACTTACGAAGACTTAATCGGAGACGACAACAATGGTAGAAACAGCTTTAACCCCAGTATCAGCAGCCCAAGCAGGCACGTCGTACACACCATCGACCCCTGCAGCAGGCGGCAACAACTTCTTAAACGACGGCACATGCGTCCTCATTATCCAAGCGGTTACGAATCCAGTCACGATAACGGTGACAGGACAAGCCGCCGCTTATGACGGATCAGCGCACAACCAAGCCTCAGTTGCAGTCGTGGCAGGGAACACCTCAGTTATGGGTCCGTTCGCACGAATGTACTTCAATGACTCAGCAGGTCTTGTCCACTTCACGTCGAGCGAGACGTCCACGACGAAAATTGGTGTAGTCAGTTGTACACCTAAAGGTTAGCCCTAACCTAACGTTGCAGCCAGGAGCGCACTATGGACACGAAACAACCTAGACTCCCTAAGATTAAAAACGAGGTCGAGATCCCAGTGGGTGACGCTAAGTACACCCTCCGGTTCGACCTTGGCGCCCTGGACGCCCTCGAAACAAAACGTGACGAAAGTGTAGCGGAGATATTCAAAGAATCCCTTGACGACAAGGGACAGGTCAAACTCGATGCGAATGGTAAACCCGTCTCGTTGATACGCACAGGCGTTGTCATTGACCTGCTATGGGCTGGACTCCTCGCGCACCACAACCTTAGCCGCGAAGATGTAGGCCACATATTCGGCTTCACGGATCTGCAAGAGACCTCCAAGTATATCATGCAAGCTCTCTCAGCCGCGAACCAGACGAACTTCCCAAAAGACGAGGCCACTGAGTCTCCGTTAAGAAAAAAGTAACAAACGAGGACCTCAAAACCAACTGGGCGTTTCTTTACGAGGTTGGTTATGGGGCTCTCGGCCTTTCTCCTGCTGAGTTCCGCAGCATAACGACGGGACAACTTTTAGATTTATTACAAGGATGGCTATGGCGCCAGGAGCGCGAGCACCAGGAGCACGCCTGGGGTGTCGTCTATCAGATGGCAGCCGCAGGTGCAAAGGACGTCTCACTAGAGCGCGTCCTTGGCCGACCTCTTATCCCCCTCTTTAGATCTATCTCTGAGGGTGAACTTGAAGACCCGCGCTCAGACGAAGAGAAGCTCGCAGAGATCCACGAAGTCGCAGCGATATTTGGTGAAGAGTATGCCGAGGGTGAACGGAACCTCGCCGCACTTACCGGTGTCCCAGTAAGACCCCATGGACCTACCAATGAAGAACTCATGGAGATGGACGACGCTCGTGAGCTCTTTGAAGAGGCAGGGATGCTGAAACGCAAGCGACCATCAGAGAAGACAGAGCAGGACTTGAAAGACTTGCACGAAGAGTTTAAGGAACACTTCTAATGGCAGTAATCGGTGGCGACCCACTAGCAGACTTTACGATCCTTGTCACGTCTAATATAGACGGAGCTGTCGCTGGCCTCGCCACCCTCAGTGGATCTCTTGAGGGTCTGCAAGGTACGTTCAGTGCTATGACTGCTGTTGGTGGTGCGCTCACCGTTGGCCTCACCCTCCCTATTATGGCCCTCGCAGTGGGAGCTGTCCTCTCTGAGAACACGATGCAGGGGTTTTACCAGACCCTCCAAGCTGGTGCAGTGAGTAGTTCTATTTCTTTTGACCAGTTAAAAGACTCTTTTAATCAACTATACTCACAGTTCCCTCAAGGAGGGACTGTGATTGCCAACACGCTGCTTAACGTCTCCAACATAATGGCGTCCACCTTTGGTGGCAACCAAACAGATATTCAAAACTTCACGGCTCAGATGCTTGCAGCCTCGCAGATGACCCAGCAGGATGCAACAGTTATGTCTAAGGCCGTTGCCGATATGTTTAATCAGTGGCACGTCTCGGCACAAGATGCGATACCTGATTTTCAAGCCCTTTATGCAGCAGCGCAAGAGGCGCGGGTTCCGATAGCAAGCTTGGCCGATCAAACTGCTCAGTACAGCCAAATTTTACAACAAGCTGGCTTTACTATGAGTGATGCTTCTTCTGTTATAGGGTATATGGACTCACAGGGGATGGATCTATCAAAGACAGTTACAGGGGTGGGTTATGGGATAGCGTCTCTTGCTGCAGGAGGTAAGACCCTTCAACCAGTCCTTGACACCATCAACAAAGAGATAGGTGGTTTTAACTCTTCACTCCCTCAATCGACCCAACTATGGAACGGACTTGTTTTAGGCATCCAAGACGGTTCAATCACAATGGGTGATGCCTCTGACATCTTTGGCAAGCGTTATGCGGCTAATATTTATAATGCCATAGAAGGGGGTCACATGAGCTTCCAGCAGTTCCAACAGGACGCAGGACAGTTCAACGGAAGCCTCACCGATATGGCTGATAATAGTGCCAACTTATCCCAAAAACTAGATGAGCTCAAGCACGACTTTGAAGAGGCCCTGGCACCCCTAGGCCTCACTATCGTTAACACACTTGAAGGCTTTATGCCTGTTATTGTCGCCATCCTTAATTCTGTAAAAGACCTCTTGACGCTATTCAATGAACTCCCACAACCAATACAAGACGCAGTAATAATATTATTTGCTATGTTGGCAGCTATTGGTCCAATACTTCTCATTGTGGGTGCCCTTGGAAGTGCATTTCTTACTATAGCCCCATTGGTATTCCCCCTGGTTGCAGAGTTCGCAGACATAGCAATTAGTTTAGGTATTGTTAGTGATGAGGTACTTGTAGCTGGCTCTGGGTTCCTTGCGATGATAGGGCCTATAGGGTGGATTATTCTAGCAGTTGCAGGCTTAGTTCTTTTAGGCACCTCTCTTTATACGAGCTGGAAGCCGTTTCACGACCTGGTAGACAGTATCGCCACCACCATCACTAACATACCAAAGAGTACATCGTTTACATATTCCGTTACCGATACATCACAACCCAAAGCAGTACCAAAAGCAAAAGGTGGCACAGGGCTCACACCACCCCCAGGTGCCAATGTTATACCTGTAAACCCACCGGCAGCCACTCCAGCTGCTGCTCCTGCTGGTCCCTCAACAGGACCCGCAGCATCCCAAGATGTCCCCGCAGAAGTTGGATTAGCTTTAAAGCCTATCGCTAGCTGGTTTGAGAGTAATACAGCACCACAATGGTATCATGATCCTCAAAAGGGTTACTATCAATCCCAGGGCGGCGTTGCAGGCCAGACATCAGTAAACACCCCCGCCGAGGTTGGCCTCGCAGCTCACGACATCGTTGCGCCGATTGAAGGTATTAAGTTACCCTCATGGGGTGAAGCGACGAAGGGGGGGCTCCTTGATCCTAATGAGTGGAATAACATTAAATTAACGATTCTTAGTTTTGGTGGTTGGGTTAGTGGTGGCCTCGGCACTATCTCTAGTGACTTCAAAAAGTTTGGGGGTGATGTGGTCTCATTCTTCCAACCACTCGTCAGCGGGATAAAGACTGCTGCTGCTGATATAGCTGGGGCTGCTTTGTGGATAGGTAGCATCTTCATTGGTATGCAGGAAGTTATCTGCGGTGTGATGATCTTTATTGGCTTCTACGTTGGCCAGGCCTGGAACACCATCGTTAGCATTGTTGGTCCACCCCTCAACACAATGAAAAATGACATTGAGGGTGGTCTAAACACAATCAAGGTCTTCTTTGAGAACACCTGGAATAGCATTGTATCATTTTTCCAAGGGGTGTGGAACTCCATTGTAAACATTCTGGGACCGCCCCTTAATACAATGAAGATTGACGTCCAGAACTTTGTAACATGGATTTGGAACGCTTTTACAACTGGCTTGAACGCGATCAAAAACGCCTTTGAAACTGGTTTAAACGATATTAAAACATTCTTTACGAACATCTGGAACGGCATTGTATCCTTCTTTACGGGGATCTGGACCTCACTCACAACCCAGTCCTCACAAGGTGCCAACACAGTAAAGACCAACGCTGAATCACCCATCAACACCCTTGTCTCTGATCTTAAAGGCCTCTGGAACACTATCGTTACTGACTGCCAGAACGCATGGAACACACTCTGCAACTGGATCTCCCAAATAAAGATCCCTATGCCAGCGATGCCCGACGTCAAAGGTTGGCTAGAGGGTATACCAGGTGGGGGGTTAATCATCAAAGGGTTAGAGGACATGCACATCCCAGGTTTTGGTGAAGGTGGTATTGTTACAGAACCTACTTTTGCTATGCTAGCAGAGAAGGGACCAGAGCTGGTTATCCCAGTTAGTGCTATCCAAGGCGCATCTCAGGTCTCTAACATGGTGCCACAATTAGGTTCCCAGGCCCAGACCACAGGCAAAGGTGGCGACTTTAACTTTGACGTTAACATTGAACGCGCAACACTCGTTACACCACAAGACGCCCAAGTGCTAGGGCTACAAATAGCATATACAGCCCAACGTGAGCTCGCTCGCGCAGGGTATACACCAGGTTAAACACATGATCCCCCCTGAATCAGGATATAATGGTGGCACCGGCCAGGCATGGTTTGGTGGCGTTGACCTAACCGGCCCACCCTACTACGCATCACTCACGAAGGCAACGCAGTACCCACTGCTTGACGGTTACACAGCAACACAGTTTAATGTAAGCCCACAAGCCCTCGTGACCTCGCGCCCCTATGCAAAGAGCTGGGTCCTCCCACTTGTGTTCCGGAGCATCGCCCCAGACAACACACGAACCACGTTGATGAAGTCGATCACAGCTCTCAATAAGATCTTTGATCCGGCCAACGGACCACAGCAGCTTATCCTCGCTGAGTTTCCAGGTAGCTACTGGTTAGGCCAGAACATATCATCCAAGCTGGACGCCGAGGACGTCAGCTCACAGATGCTCGAAGCCAACATAAGCTTTGCCTGTACTGGCCCAGCGTACTGCGTTAACGACTCTGTGGTGTGGCAGGAGGTTACACAGACACGAGTAACCTTCACAGTTAATTCAAACGGTGACACCTTTGCATCCCCGCGCTGGCGCTTCTATGCTGGTGGACCGCACTCACTCAGCACCACATACAAATTTTCCAACCTGACGACAGGTGAGTCCGTATCATGGAGTGGGTCATTCGCGTTTGGAGACATACTTGACTTTTGTATGGACCAGGAGTACGGGGGCACGCGAAAGTGTTTCTTAAACGGTAATGACTCCATGGCTTCAGTGACTGGCCCAGCGTGGCCACACTTAGCCCCAGGTGAGAACACTATCCAGTTTACACAATCAACAGGGAACATAAGTGGTGTCATTGAAGTACGATGGAGAGACAGGTTCCAGGGGGGGCTATCAGTTGTACCCTCTACCACCTCAACCAACCAGGTAGTACCCCCTATAGGAGTTTCCATAGGGGGACAAGATGCACCAGGGTACTCAAGCGGCATAATGGGGTCCTATATCTTTTCTGGATACGTCACCGATGTTTATGGTGATCCAATAGTAGGTGCTACCGTTGCACTCATGTCTAACTGGGAGACCCCAAGTCCGTACCCTGGGAACGGAATTAATAGCATTGTCTCCACAGACGCTAATGGGTACTACGTCTTCCCAGCTACAACACCAACGACCCAATATTATCACACCTCGCTGGTGACTGCAAATGTTTACAATAACCAAGCAAACGTAACTGTCGCGTCGGTGAGTGGCTTTAAGCCAGGTGATAATGTTTGTCTTGTAAAAGGAACCGACCCCACATATTATGAAGAGATGACTATTTCATCTAGCTGGAACGGGGCAAACCCCATAGTGATGAGTAGTAACTTTTCAGATACGTTTGCGGTTGCCTATGGGTCTTACTGCTTCAAGAGCCTTCCATTATGTTATGTAGCTCAATACATGGGAGATTCTACACACCCCGCCGTGTTCAGCGAATATATATCCACTTTACCCCCTGTTGGGAGAATACCAACGTGGCTCACCATAGGTGCAAGCAATACAGGGAATAATTATACTTTTTATGGCAACCTTGGGCTGGACATACCACCCTCCACGTCATATCCAATACCAAACGAGCCAGTGTACCTACAAGTATCATACATAGGGGATACAAACGGGTCGCATTGGGTGATAGCACCACCCGTCCCTGCGTCAACGTGGGAAGACAACCCGTTTGCTACGGGTAGTTACACTGACGTTGATGGTAATTTTCATACAACCTACACTGTCGGCCAGGCGACTGCCGCAGTCCCCACGTTTTATTACCGCGCATGGTATCCTGGCAGCCTCATGTATGGTGGAAGCATATCCTCACAAGCCAGTGGCGACCAACAGCTAATTACTATCACAGGCCAGCCAGACCCTTGGCCTGCACAAGAGACGCCCACTCCAATCAATTATATCGTTGCGTTAAGCCCTGCCATGATCTCAGGGCTCGCAAGTTACCCTGGAGTCCCCAACGACGGAACTGGTGGTGGCCCACAAGCTTTTGCAGCACTCCCAGGAGCGCATCAGCTTGACTACTTTGCAGCGATGGGATTCAACACCTGTTACCTTGTTGTACCTAGTGGCGACTGGGGGATAAATCCCAGTGCCTACCAGGGACACACGGCTGGCACGTATGATACGTGGAACTGGGAGCTTGCGTATATCAAATCACTTGGCATGCAGCCAGTTCTCGACGTCTGCCACGCTTCGGGTGATACGTGGACTGCCAACGGTCATGCTGGTAACTTCGCTGCGTTTGAACCTTACCTTAAAGCGTGCGTTGCTGCTGGTTGGGAATATGTAGCCAATGAAACTGGCGTTGCTGAGTGGTCCGGATCAGGGACAGGTTCAGCTAGTTGGATTGACTTCTGCGTAAATGTATGTGGATTCAAAGGCGTTGTCTTCTACAACGGTGGAGGGTGTGGATTATGGCCACCGTCTAAGGCGTACGGTGCGTACTGGATGGACACCAATGTAGTCCTTAACAATGTAGAGTATTATTATACGTCTATCCCGCCTTACGCCGGTGTAACGATCACGGACACAGATGCTATTGAAACTATCGCCATAAGTGGACAGCAACTAGGCATCCCTACAGGCGTGCTCACCGGCGTCTGGCCAGATGCACCTATGCAAGGGGTAAACAATGAGCCCTGGCAAAATATAATGAGTGGCTTTGGAGCCACATGGCAATCACTTATAGACTGGTCATACGCAAATGGTGTAGGGATCACCACGTTCGGGGTTTGGTTCCAACCTGATACACCGTACCAGTTCTTGAATTATTACTTGTACTGTGG